CGGATCACTATCTTCTGATTCACCTGAAGGTAAATCAACACCGGCAATGGTAAAAGGATCACTAAGTGTTCCATCTAATTTATAGAATCCAAAATTATCATTTTGATGAAGGGCAAATCCTGTTTGTGGACCAGCACCATTTTGAGTTGATGTTGAAGTTGGAAGTCTATCGCTTCTCATCACAATTCTTGATGAGTCGTTAAAGTTTACGTCGGCCAATGAATAACGATAATATGCCGGTGAATATAATGCAGAAAGATTACCATTGTTTGCAGGTGCAATAAATGTCCCTGAGTTATAGTCAAAATATTGTCCTTTTTGACAATCTTCGTCACATGATGGATTATCATCGGTTTGACAAAAACTTGTGAATGTATTTTTATACCAACCTAAATATGAACCACCAACCATATAATATGATTGAGATGTTGGTATGGTATAATTACCATTAGTTAACAACAACGAGTTTGAAGTCATAAAATTGTTACTAAACCATAAAGAAGTAACTGGTGTGTATGGTCCTGCATTTGCAGGAGAAGAGTTGTCGTCAGTATTCAAATAATAATATGGTAAATTTGATGTAAATGCCGTATATTGTGTTGGATCAATACTAAAGGTATATGAAGGGAAATATAAGTTATTTACATTATTCGTAGTTGTGTCATGTTGAACGGGTTTTAATCCTGAACTCAATGGTTTAATTGGGACATTCAAATAATAATCTCCCGATATTGTCACACTACCATAAGAAGTTCCAAAAATTCTTGATAAGTCATATTCAATATTTTGTTTTGCGGTAAATGCATCAACCCCTCTTACAAAAATACAAACCTCAAAGTTCTGATAATCTTGCATATATGTAATAACATCAGTAATAACAGGTCCAGGGACAAATGTTCCTGATGATGAACATGTTGGTATTATATATGATATATTATGTAGTAAGTATGAACTTTCATAAAAACCTGAAGATCCTGTTGAAAGGTTCAAAAAGTTTGACACGGTAAGTCCTGTTATTAACTGAAAATATTCTAAATCCGTTGGGTATTGTAAAAACGATTGTTCAACGGTTGTATTTCCTGTTACAGGAAATTGACTTACTTGTGGTGAATTAATAAAGATGGTTGCATTAGCCGAGTTTTGTCCGTTTGGATCTGATGGATCAGCATAAGTTATTGTTGTTGTGGTTATACCTGTTGTTGTCGTTCCTGTAATTGAATTATTTTGGAATTGATTTATCGTTCCTCCTGTTAAATTTACTTTACCACCTGATAAAGCGGGATCTTGGAATGTTATTAGATTACCAACACCAAGTTGTTGTGATGTTCCAGGATTCATTAAAATCACAACAACCTGATCCTCAAACGGTGTTGACCCTAATGTAGGGTTTACCGTTGTTTTAATTCTGTTCACACCAGTTCCACCCGGAGCTGAAGAACTACTTCTAAAGTATTTATCTCTCGTGTTAAACTCATTTAATTTTTGTGAAAAAGTTACTGATGTCGGGTAAGCAAAAAATCTATCATCTTTAGAACCACCTCCACCAACTTTTTTAGCCGAGAATAAAAATGGTTGTGGTGCCTTTAATAAGTATGATTCATTTGAAATGTATTTATTAGGATCTGTTGAGCTTATAACATCGTATCCTGAAGCGATTCTTCTAAAGTCTAAAGACGCTCTAACCACAACATCACTTGTTATATCATCATTACCTAATAGTGTTGCAAATGAATCACATGGTGAAAATGGTTCATTTCCCGCAGAATCCAAATTAAGATTTGGGTGGTCTAAATCATAGGATCCGGAATAATTTACAGGTGCGATTAACGTTTTAGGTGATGATAGAACAGTATTATTTGTCCCACTTGAAGATGATGTGGCTTGATTAACTTGATTTTCTATTGTTGTTGTATCAAAGTTATCATCCATCTCGGCAGATTTACAATCACAATCACAACTTGTGCAATCAGGATAAGAAATCATTGGTAGTCCAATTCTTGGGAAACCTTTCACCTTAATCGCGGCCGCAACCGCAAATGCCGTAAATGTTGCGGCAAGGGCAACTTTAAACGCAGCTATTGCAATTTGAGCGACACCCCATAAAATTAGTCTAATCGCTTCGAGTATAAAACCTTGATTAACTACAACACCAACACCACCACTTATAATACCAGCCGCAGCATTTATTGCTGCGATACCAGATTGTATCGCCTCGGAGGCGGCAACCGCTGCATCGTATGTTAGGTATATCCCAAGAACGATCAAAACATACTTCAGCACAGGCCATATGAATGATATGAAGTGTGCAACAAATAATAGAGTTAAAATTGGAAATGTTAGAATATTGATTAATATGTTAAAAACAAAAAATATTGGGTCAAAATTTCTAATAATATCATTAACAGGAAAAGTATTAACGGTTGATTTACAACTTCGATTATCAATTTCTTTTATTCCTAAATGTTTAGCTCTACCAATACCATTTTTGTATCTATCCAAAAACATTGCCGTGGTATATACCTTGTTATATTTGAAATCATAAAAGGTATCCTCACAATCAATCGCTTCTTGAGGATTCGCATAGTCGTCCCAATCGGTGCTAAACGCATATGACTTTAATGTATCGTACAATTGTTGTGAATATGCGGTAAACACAATATCTTGTGCTTGTGAGGGGTCAACCGGTGTTGCAATAATTTGAAGTATGTCCCCTGTATTAACTTGTATTGAATTTAAACTTCCAAGATATACCTGATTATTAATATATATCTGATATGATTCAACATTTGTTGTCTGTGGATTTGCAAAACCAAAATCATTTGGAATAACAACTGTAGTTCCTGAAGTTTGTCCCGCAGGTATTTGTGGATATGTATAACTCCCTGCAGAATTTGTTGTAAATGGATCAGTTCCAGAACTTACCCATCCATACTCTTTTATATTTGGAACCAAAAAATCGGCTCTTAAAAAACTACCCTGTAGTCCTTGTTCGTTTTGCCACTTGAATTTAAATCGGTATTTTCCTCTTGTTGGTATACCTTTTGTTGGGTCGTTAGATATTACTAGTTGTCCAAATTCATTTGTAATGATATAATCTAAATTCATAGGGACATTTAATAAGTATGTTCCGTCCCCATCAATTACTTTTCCACCTTCTTCTATTTCATATCTTTCAAGAATAGGAAGTCCATTATTATCTGAAAATATAGTTTGTCGAATTGCTTGTATTTCACCAGGTCCCGCAACTAATTCACATAGATTACCTGTATTGTTTTTAGGTTTACAACTCACCTTCAATGCATCATCATCTGTTGTTGATATGATTGATCCCATGAATATGGCCGTTGGTTGTATGTTGATATTTGCTTGTTTGGTTAAATCAAAATCGACTCTTGTAATTCCCAACTGACAAAGTTCTGAATCACCCCAAAATGGTCTAACATCAACATCAAAAACCAAATTTTTAATCTGTGGTAATTCTCTAAGATTAGTTGATGATTTAAATCGAGCACCATTAACTTGAGTTTCTGTTGCAAGTCCTTGTTGTATTAAATCTTGAGGAGCCAGTGAAAAACATCCGATGTCTGATAAATCAACATCCATTACAATTGTTTGAGTTCCAACAGGAACACCAAAAATCATAAAGTCACCACTTTCATTTGTGGTTACCGTAAATCTATAATATTTGTCATATACCTCGATATATGAATCATCCATAAGAACATCACCTTTATTTGGAAAAGATCCTGTTGAAGTGTGTCCTCTATATGAAGGTAATTTTGGAAGTAAGTTATATCTATAACCTTCTTCGTTTGTGTCTGTTATTGTTTTGTATGGGTAAAGTTCGGAAATTACGGGATTTAATTCGTCCGCTTCTTCTAAAGGTATAAAGACCGAAACTTTTGCATTTGGTAAACCAAATCCGTTATTAACAAAAACTCGACCAACTACAACACCGTAGTCCGCACAAAATCTTGTGTATACATCATTTGCCAAGATCTTTAAGGATAGTATCTCTAAAGACTCCCAATCTTGTTCTAAATTAACATTAATATGTTTGTCGACACCGACTTCTGTTCTTATTCTATACGATTTGGGCATTAAAAAAGCGTTTTTTCATAAATAGTTTATTTCCCATTTTGATAAAAATAAGTTGATTCTATGAAAAATAAATCACTAAGAGAAATTCACCGATTTTAAGTTCAAAACTCTAACTGTAATATCCTTATTTGGGTATCGGACTTGGTATGTTTGTGTTGGTGTTGCGAAGATCGTATCTGCGGTTGGTTGGATTTGTCTTGTTACAGGATCTGAATATGGCATCGATGTCTGTGCTGATGAATACTGACCTCCAACTTGATTGAAGAATGATACGTCGGACACACTAACTATTCCATTTTCAGATTGGATTAACCTTCTTAACTCCGAAATATTAACATTTTGACCTAATTGTCTAACCAGTGGGTTAAAGAATTCTCCAACAATTTGAATGGTTTTTGCAACAATTGCCCCTTGATTTTGACTATTATCTAACACAACATCAACAGTTATTGCCAAGTCAATAATATCTGCAGATTCTATTGATATATAATCATTTATCATTCGATAATTAGACAAATAGTTTGCAACATTTTGTTTTAATGTATTAGACACCACATTGGTTAAAGAACCACTGGTGTCATATGATAACATTTTAATTCTGATTTTATTATTTTCTTCAGTGATTGCAACTTTGGCAGGTGCCCCAAATTGTGATGGCATTGTTCTAATTAAAGAATCATAATCATTTACGGTAACCGCTCTTTTTTGTGCTGCAAAATTAAATGAAACCATGTTTCTCACATCTTCAGTTGTTGGTGGATTAGCACCTCCGATAGCTGCGGTCACATTATTACACTGTAAACTATTAATCACACTTCTATTAACACTTTCAGATGGTCCATTAACAGCGAATGAAACCGTCCCAATTTGATTAATTGTGTTAATACCTAAGTTACTAGATAAACCACCTCCGATTCTATACTGAACAAATAGTGTTGTATTTGGTGGTAAAGCAGCCCCCATTGCGTAATTGTTAGTATATCTACTTAAATCAAATCCTTTACCATCACGAGCAAATTCTCTTAGTTGCTCATCGGCAGAAATATTTCCACCACCAAATGTCATCTTACAAAACCCTTCAGGAGTATATTCTGAAATAAATTTGTTTGATGTTGTAATATACGTTCCAACTTTAATACCTGGTTGATCCGATACTTTTGTTGGGTCTTCAACAAAAACCCTGTCTTGAACCAAAGCATCCACCTCAAACCATCTTTCAGGACCTAAGGTTAAAAAATCTTGTGGGTTTGGTATTGTGGAGTATTGTGTTCCTGATTTTAATAAAACACTTGTAATTCCTAAAACATTTTTTTCAGGTAAAAATAATTCTAAATATGGTTTTGAGTCATTTGGTGTAATAACTCTTTTATATACTTTTGTAATTCCATTAACAACAACCTCTCGTTTAACGATTGTATAATTTAATAATTTACCACTAGAATCAAAATTTGGTATTTTAACTCTATTTGGCGAACCTTCAGCATTAATAGGTGAAGCAAAATCAATATCATAAACCGTTTCAAATGGTTGTCCTCCACCACTGGCTTGTGATCCTCTTCTTAGAATACCACAATATCTTAAATCTTCTCTATCCCCAAATGCCGGGACTGTAATTGAAAAGTCAATTAAAGCAACCGATGGTCTTTGACCTGGGACTTTAAGTCCATAAGTTCTAGCAATATTATATATAGAATTTTTTTGTTGTGCGAACTGAAGAACAGTTTCTTGAATACTTCTGTCTATTTGGAAATTTAAGTTATCTGTGACCGCAGCGTTAAGATCCAACATTACAGAGAAAATACCCGCATCGTTGAAGTTTTGAACTAAATCAGGATAATACGTTCTTGTAAAATTAATTAATTCCGTTCTTACTCCTTGAAAGTCTCTAACTGTGTATGATATTTTCTTCTCTGCCATATATTATTAAATATTGATTATTATAAAATCACTAGATTCAAAAGCCGAATCCGTAATTCGATAATCTATTTTGATCCTTGCGGTATGTTCAAGTTCTGATATGTTCGTTACTTTAAATTCACGCTCCCCATCTTTATTTACAGTATAACCTTTATTTTCTAAACCAGCCGATGCTGGTTCAA